AAGATGGCGATCATAATTGTACTAATCCATTTGAGTGTCCATATCTTGTTTTTAAAATGGTTAGAAACGGTGATAAGAGTTGGAAGAATGTTCCTACTGATGAAAGGTTCTATGTCAGAAAAATCCGTAATGATTTATTAGTCAAAGGAGTTGGCATTGCATTAGCATTGGGAATGTTAGTACTAGCTTACAAGTACTATAGAGAAAAGACTCAAAAGAAGATAGAAAATATGGATAATGTCAAAGTTTTAACAATTGGTGACAGACGTTACTATAGGAGAAATATTGATGGACCTTTAGGCAGGACTTATGGTTATTTTGAACATGGTTCGGAAGTGATACATGCTCATGAGCAGAAGAAAAAGGATACAGCTGATATGTTGTGCAAATATATCCCACCAAGACTCATGGATAAGAAAACTATCATAAATAAAAATATGATGGAAGCCACGTTTGGTAGATCAGAAGCTAGACAAAATGTTTTTGCAGTCTCAGAAGTTAGATTTCTATGTCTTGGACATTATGTAGGTGCTGGTCCAAGTTATTGTACAGATATTACCATTTACGATAGTTCAGGATCAACAAAATTTTATTCAAAAGATACTCTATCCTTTATTTACTATAAGGAAACCGATTTACTTGTAGTTTCTATATTAAGCGGTCCACGTTTAATTGCAAGGAACATTATCAAGAATTTCCCCGAAGAACATAGGAAAGTTCCCACAATGGTCACCGACTCCACGTTCACGCAAGTGGTTACAGCAACTTTTGGTAACAGAAGAATGGTTTCTGGAGTACAAAGATCTAATTTGGCTGAGATTAAAATTGAAAACCAGACTGGTGATTGTGGTAAACCATATTTCTTTACAAATGATGGTGAAGATTGTATAGCTGGTATTCATAGTGCTGGTAATAATCATGGAGTTGCTTACTTCATACCTATTATCAGATCTATGATATCTGATGCCAAGAATCAAGGTATTAGTTTATCTGATCCAGAATATATAGGAGATCCAAATAATGAATTTGTAAAGGACATACCAGGTTTTATTTCTTGTGGAAAGACTGCATTTCGTTCAAATTTACCATCAGAAAATGCCCATGAACCTATACCGCAATTGTATAAAGACAAATCTGAATATTGGAAAAAAGAATATGGCTTATGTAAACTTAATAAGTTTATAAAAGATGGAAAAGAATATTCTCCAGCCAAGATAAGGTTTGCTAAATTGTCAACTGGTCTGGAATTTAAGAAGAATAATCCGCCAGGAAAACCATCTAACAGAGTTGTCGATGCAATCGTTAAAGCGATGACAGCACACAACAAAGTTAAAGTCCCGTACAAACCTCCTTATGATTTTGTCATAATGGATAATGAAGATTTGAAATGGGTTGGTATGGATCCGTCTAAGAGTGCTGGTCCTATGATAAATGGTCTGAAGAGAGATTTACTTGGTAATGATCAAAAGCTAGAATTATGGGTTTTGGAAGTCTTAAACACAATTGAACGAAGCATCACAGAAGATAGAGTATATCCTAGTATTGTTAGGGGTTATACGATTAAAGACGAAAAATTGCCACTTGAGAAAGTTCAATCTGGTATGTCAAGGT